GTTTAAGTTTAACGCTATGGTGCGCCATTTCTCATTCTGCAAGTCGTTACTTGTACGTTCTTCAGCGCGTATGCGTTCAACCACGCCTTCTGCGTAATCTTGAACACGCTGCGCCTGTCTTTTGCTAGGCCCTGACCCCCAAAGTAAATGAGCAACTACGCCTGCACTTGGGTAGTTATCAGAATCAGGACTTGCATCTGGTGAATCTAAATCTACTAAGTGACGCGCTATCCACGCGGCTATTGCTATCCACTTATCATCTGACACTTGACCATTTGCCATAAGGCGAGCATCACGAATAGTTTTCTCAACTAACCCGTCGCCACCTTTTCCATCTGCGTAGTAAGCAAGTCCACGCCTTGCTGCTGCTCTCATGTAAGCAGGTGCTTCTTGATTTATGGCGCGTAGATCATCTTCATCTTCATCTTCGTTAATGTAATCTTCTGGCTGCCATGCGTTGCAGTAGTAAGCACCATCAACAAATTCATCCCACTTTTCACACCATGCTTTATCGCCTGCTTCATTTACACGGGATTCATCATAGAAAAAACAGTTGCCACAAGCACGACCTTCAGGCACATCTTCTGCTAATGCTGGTCGATAATTATCAGGCAATTCTCGATAACCTGTCATTATGGGTTTTGGTTTCTTCATGTTGTGTTTTTTGCGTTCAACATCGGAGTCAGTGTCTACTTCATCATCTTGTTCACTTTGAATTTCATCGTCACCTTGATAATCCATTTGTGTTAATGGTGCAAAGCCTTTAACTACGAACTCAGAAGTTTCTAGTAAAATACCGTTTTCCAATTTGTAAACTTGAATCGTCGCCAATGGCTTTTCTTGTGTAGCAACTAAATCGCCGCCCAATGGATTTTTTACTGCACCGAATGTAGAAACAAATGTAATCTCGCCATACATCGTGTTTCCAGCATTATCCCAAAAGACATAATCGCCAACTTGAAGTTCGTCATTTAATGCGCGTTCGCCGCCAACTTCCATATCTTCTGAAATTGAGATTGCAACCATCTGATCAATGGCATCTTGTTTCGTCATGTGACATCCCATGATTTCGCCATCATCTTTTATAGTTGCCCATCCTGAACAACCTTCTGCTTTGTCTGTAATAAAGTAAGGCATCAGTCTTGTGTCTGCCTTAGCCACGAAACTGCGTGTGAACCTGTTCCGCTAACTGCATACAGTGATTCACCTGCATTCAAAGTCAATTCGATGCTGTCCAACTTAGTTAGTTGCAAACCTGTTGAAGTTGTCACTGAACTGTTACCCAAGAAAAGGTCGTCAGTATTATTAGCATTGTGTATGTGTAGACGCGATGGATTAGTTGAAACACCATCAATGATGGTTGCGCTTGTCCCCACTGTTGTGCGTCCTGAAGTTACTGCCATCAGTTCACGCCATAAACAGTTTCAGGTGCTTCTGGATCGATCTGAGCCACACTCTGTAACTGAACACTTGGAACGCCAGTATGTGTGATCTTTGGTAAATTCAAAGCAGATAAAACGCCAGCGGGATCAAACCCAGAAAGAATAAGTTTCGAAGCCATCGTGACACGCTTGTCTGTTTCAACGAGTGAAGCAGCACCCAAATCCACATTCGCCAAAGGAACACGATAAACGTCACCGCCGTCTACTGGTCGCAAATCCTCAAATCTACGAATGTCATTCACTGATAGGAATCCTGCTTGTGAACCAATTGAGTAACCCTGCATTCTTGTAGCAAAGTCGCCGCGCAACAAGCCATCAACATTGAAACGAATGAATGCGCCTTGTGGAAGAAGTGTGCTGTAGGCATCTTCCATCTTTGCAATGTATGGTCGCAGCGTATGTGTTACGAAGTTAATGTTTTGTTGTTCAACAGAGTTGTAGGACATTGCACCAGCAGTAGTAACACCGATCATGTGTGGTGGAACTCTAAAGATACGAGCAATCTGTTCAACGGCAAACTTTTGTGAATCAAGCATTTGTGCTTCGTCAGGGTTTACACCAGTACGAACAAACTTTGCGCCGCCTGTTAGTAGTCCAGTCTTGTGTGCTTTTCTATAACCCTTATGCCTAGTGTCAAAACCATCAATCAATTGTTTTGCTTGCTCTGAGTTCAGACCCATCGGAGTTTCAATGATTCCTGAAGTTGTTGCGCCTTGACCAAAGAAACGTGCAGCAAATGATTGCAGTGCTGATGCAAGACCTAAGTTGTCTTTGAGTTCAGAAACACGACTGATGCCACGAAGTTCTCCAGCCTTACGCATCTCAGTAATTTGCAACATGTCTTGTGCGTAAACAGGAAAGTCTTGATTCTGATCAATAATGTAAACAATTTCACGGGTCACTGGTGTGCGAGTTACTTGCACGCGACTTGGATCAATTACGACAAGGTTTGCAACCTGTCCAGAGTTATCTCTGTAAATACGAATGAATGCGTTGCCATCAAGAAGCAGCGAAATCAAAACTTGCTGATAATGCTCAGTTCTTAATAAATCCACATCTGGTCTTTGAATCCATGTTGGTTGTGGTCGGTAAGGAACACGATCACCATCACGACGAATAAAAGAATCAACTGGAAGTGTTGAGATCGTGTCTGAGATAAGTAGAACGCAGGCATAGAAGGCATTGATCCTCATTGACGTTTGTTGGTCAATGTTTGTTCCCGCTTCAGTGGTGAAAGCGAATGAATCGCCTGCCCCCCAAATAGATTGGAAACTTATGGCACGTTCTTCTTTATTGCCACCTGTTAAATTTGCGAGCATTACTGACCCTTCTCAATTGCTAAACCAACAAGTAAAGCACTAGCACCAGCAGCAACTATTCCTAATGGCAAACTAAAAACACCTAGACCGATACAAATAAGAGCCAGACCTATCAATTGCAGAATTGTGGCAAACACGGCACTCCTAAAAACTAAAGAACTGTGGAACAACGGGTTCTTCACGCGAAACAGTTGCCCTATCAAATCCAATGATACTAGCAACTGCCGCGTCAATCTTGCGTGGCGAGCCACGATGTTCTTTAACAATGCGAGGCCCTAATCTGTCTGTCTTGATTACAGCATTCATCAAATGCCTTGCCAGCAACGGATTGCCATCATGCGTTAGTTTTCCAGACACAACGGCTTCATAAAATTTTTGGCAGGCTGGAACCATACGAGATGCCGATGTTGAAGGCCATTCAACTACTGGAAGTCCAGCATTATCCAAGACCTGCATCGTTCGCTGCCATCTGAAAGGATCACAAGCAATCTCTCTCACATTATGAGTCTGGCAAAATTCAATGATTGTGTTTTCAACATCGAGTGAATCAACTCGCCAGTCATCGTCATCAGTTGGTTGTTTTTCCCATGCTTTCACCATGAACACATGTGGTTGTGGTTCTTGCGTAACTCCAATGACAACAGAGGCGTCACCAGAAAACGATCCATCAAATCCAAGGATCACAGGAACTTGATCATCAATAACGCGCTCAATTTCTAGTGGCTCCCATGTTCCATTGGGCAACCAAGCAGTTTGAGAACTAACCCACTGATTACATCGCTTGGTTCTAAATTCTGCTTCAGGAGTTCGCTTGACCATTGCTGCAAAATCTTTTGGATCATTAAGATCACCAAATGCAGGATTGGCTAACTTCCATGTCTCTTCAAGTGTGTGATCTGCTTCATTAGGTGCTTGCCACCAAGCCATGAAAAATGTCGGATCATCAACTTCACCTGCTGCAACTTTTTTTCCGTATTGATAAAGAGAGTATGCAGTTGAATCTTGACCAGTTGAATCTGAACGAACACCAGCAGTTGTGATTCCTATCAACATTGGTTCACGCCTTGCGCCCATACCTAGTTGCATAACGTCAAACAATTCGCGGTTAGGACTGGCGTGCAACTCATCGAATAGGACAAGCGTTGGTGAAAGGCCCTCTTTTGAGTAGGATTCACTTGAAAGCACACGATAAATAGAACCAGTTGCAGGAACTTCGATTGCATCACGATAGACCTTACAAAGTTCTGATAGTTCAGGTTCTGCTTCAATCATTTTCTTAGCGTCACCAAAAACAATTCGAGCCTGATCTTTATCTGCAGCACAAGAATAAACTTCACCACCATGCGCTCCCATAATT